AAAAAAGAATGCCAAAAAATCGTGTAGTATATTTTATGTAGTATTTTTCCACTACATAAAATATATTTTTATGAAAATAACAAAATATTTAGCTTATATAAATGGGATATAATATTGAAATTTCATTTGACATACTGAAAAATAGTAGTGCAACAGAATTACAAAATAGGGTAAGAAATTTTGCGGAAGAATGTGGTTGCGACACATTTTATGAAGACTATGAATATGACCATTATGTGCAGTTTAAGCGTAACCACTGCGTTATGAGTGTGGATTTTTCACAAACAAACATGACTAGTTTTCTGCAATTTCTAAAATTTGTTAGGAATAACGAAGGGTTGTTTTTAGAATTAATTTATGACGATAGTAGTAATTTAATACTATACGCTTCGCAATATTATATAACACAAAAAATGAATAAATCGACCAGCAAAATATTCATAAAGGAAAGACGTGAGAGAAGTTATTCGGACGATGAAAATATGATTTTAAATATTGTCAAAAATCATTAGAATAATGAGAAATTCGTATTTTTCTTACGTTTTTTGTGTCTAGATGACTTAGACTTAGACGATGGGGATGATTTTACCTTTTTATATACTTTGTATGTTTTATGGTGTTTTTTATGCTTATGCCGTTTTCCAGGCATAAAGGTATAATTATCAATTGTTTTATCATCGATGGTAATAGGTACAATAAATTCTTCATTGGATAACGGACTGGAGAGGTAACTTTGTATTTTTGAAGAAGCTGCCTTTGGTCTAAGCGAAGCTGCCTTTGGTCTAAGCGAAGCTGCCTTTGGTCTTAGCGAAGCGGCAGTCGTATCTGTCATATCATTTATCAAGTCCTCAATTTCGGGCAATTCAATTTTCAAAATGCTAGGGTCGTTCCCAAAAGTTGGACTATTGAAATCCATATCTAGTCTTCTATCAATAGGCATATTCACACTAGGTACACCGAGCATATTGGCTAAATCATTATTATCAAGACTAACATTATAACGTTTTTTGTCTCCGTTACTATTCGAAGTAACAGAAATGTTGGCCTGATTTCCGTCATAATCAGCATTCCAATTCACTTCGTTAAATTCCTTCTGTTTTTTATTATTATTATAAATAACTGTTTGAGATAATCCTTGATTTTTAATATAAGTATTAAGCATATTTATATTAAAAGCATATTATTTTTTTATAGGTAAAAATATGGTTAAAATATGGTAAAAAAATCTGTGTAAATATAAAATATGGAACTAAATTTTTCCGAAGCAGATTTAAATAATTCTTATCAAAAATTCGATTATAATAACTATGAGAGACAAACTGATGTAAATGCCGAAAAATATTGGGAAAAAACTCCAAGCAATAAGCAAAATACATCAACACCATCTAAAAAAAAGAAGGTATCATTTGATGATATATTATCTAATATGAATTTAGTGGTTAATAAAAGCGGCGTTTTACAATTTATGACACCCAACCAAGAACAACCCCCAACCCTACAACAATATTCATCACAACAATATTCATCACAACAATATTCATCAGTTCAGCAACAACAACCGAAACCAATTCTAGTTAAAAAAGAACCACTTGACCCGTCAGTGAAACACAGTTATATTTATAACAAATATTTCAAGGATTATCAAGACGCCGCACCTATTACACCTGAAATGAAGGTTCCTAAAACAAAACAAGAGTATCTAAAAATGTTGATTGAAGAAAGAATAAGACAAAATATGGAGAGAAAAAGGATTTCTCAAATAAAGTCCACCAAATTATTGTTTACTACAAATGTGGGAAACCAAGGTCTTGTAAAAGCAAGTAAGAACACGTTAGGCAAACTGAATTTCCGTTAATTTTATAACCAGCTACTTTATCGAAGGGTTTCTAATAAATTTTCTTGTATTGTCTTTTTTTGTACAATAATATTTGTAATATTTGTTCTACACAGTGGGCAAGAAATATTTACTTGAGTTTTCATAATATTATTTATACAATTGCCGCAAAGGGTATGCGAACAATTAAGTTTACAAATTTCGTCCTTTTCCACTGTTTCTATGCAAACGCAACAATTTTGTTGTTCCTCGGAAATTTCTATATTTTTACAAATTATATCGATAGAACCTCTTTCATAGTGTGCGATAGATAGTCCATCTTCTCTATGTATATAAGCACCAATATGATAATCAGGGGTTCTATCAATATACCAATATACGTGATTATCAGAGGCAGTATTATTCATTTCTGTGATTGCATCGTTGGCCGCACGTCGCGCTAACATTGCTGAAATGCGCGCACCACATACCGTTTTATACGTTTCTCTAGATAAACTACTAACTTCCATATCAAATAATAGTAATAGAGACATTTTTAAATAATATTATAGTAATGATTTATACTATTATAATATTATTCAAATAAATATATCAATTTTTTATTTTAGTTTTTCACATTCTACATCACAATCTAGAGAATTAGACGAATCGGACCTTCTACTTTTTCTGTCTTCATTATCAATGTCATTGTCTTTTATCTCATCAATAGATAACTTAATATGGTCAAAATTCGGTTTATCATTACTTGTACCAAATAATTCTACAATGTGCGGCATTTTTTTTAAAGTAAAAATACTATTCATACCACTATTTTCATTTTGGTCACTTTTGTTATTTTTATTATTTAATTGTCCTTTTTCTAATTTATCATAAATTTTTTCAATCAAACTTACATTTTCCTTCATTAAAGTCTTGGTTTTATTAACAGCATTCCATACGTTTTTTAATTTTTCATTATCTTTTTTCAATTGTTTTCTCTCTGTTTCTTTTTCATAAGCTTCTTTTTCTTTTTTCATTTCTGCTTCTTTTTCTTTTAATTCTTTAATAATTTTGTCTTGTCTACCATAAGGGTCCATAACATCTTCAACAAAAGTACTTAATTTTCTAGGGCTAATTACTTTTTCGTCAACATTAAAACCACAAAAAATCCATCGTCTTAGCCAAATTTTTTTATTTAATTCTGCATTTTCCATTTCCTTGACAAACATATCATCTATGATTGAAAAGGCCGATTTTAAAATCAACAAGTTATTAATATGTCGGTCCTTTTCTTTCTGTAAAAAATCAATTTCTGACACCATTTTTTTAACAGATAATCCCTTAGACCTTCTAGCCTTTACTAGAGCCTTCAAATAATTTTTATGATTTTTCACCTCTTTTAATGAATTTATTTTACGTTTTCGAATGTCTTCTATTTTTTTTATAATTAAAAATACATTTGTATTGTAAATGATTGGGTACAACGTTCTAATATCCTTGGGAATTATAAATTGATTGGTACCCTTTATTTCTCCAATTTTATTTTCAATATCCGTTAATTTTTCACTGATTATATTATTGACATTGATGCTTGGGTCGTATGAAAACAACAGCGTTTTACCGGACATAAATTCAACAGTTGTTTGTAATTTGTCATATTGATGGGCTGATGTTTTATGGGCTTCGGAGGCAGCATCCAGTTTCAAATAGTTGACAACCGCTAATAAAAAAGCTATAATTCCATTCACACTTGCGATTAAATAGGCACCCCAATAATAATCCTTAATTACTGCCGCCAATACAGTTGCCGCGGTGGATAATAAAATAGAAGGCATCATCAGAAAATTCAGCCTAACTTCACAATACGTTTTAGACTCCATATAAATTAATTTTTGTCCTCGTAAATAAGTGGCTAATATATCTAGCGCGCTCGAAAAATACTCTTTTTCGTCAAAATAATTTTTATTAATTTCATTTTCTATTTCCTTATACGTGTACTTTTTAAATGTTATAATAGAATTACCCGAACTATCGGTTAGATTTCCGGATACGTCAGAAGTAATACCTTCGCTTGAATTATCATCGTGTTCTTCTAATTTTGGATTATGGGTTAGACTATCTAAAAAAACTGGTCGGCAATCTGTAAATTTTTTTATATCAAATTCTAGTTGACTTTGACTAATATTTGATGCAATTGGGCTACTTAGTATAATATTGTCACCAGTGTGGTTGATACTGTCCATAAATTAGTAATATAATTTTTTATTGTACATATAATGTATATGTCTAAAACTCGTAAAAATGGCAGAGGTTCAGCTACAAGAGGCTGGAAAAACGAAAAACCTGGATATCATCAAAAAACGGTTATGTTACAACGATGTGGCAAAAAATGTTTTTTAGGACCAGGTAAAAAATTTCCTATTTGCAAAAAAAATACTTGCAAAGTAAGCGCAAAAGGTGTTTATGCGGCGTATATTAGAGCGCGTCAATATCACCACAAAAACGCATCGAGGAAAGCAAAAAAAATGCTCATAGATATGGGCGCTAAACGTTAATTTATATTAACTATATAAATAACAATTATATACAAATTTTATTTTATATACTTAATATAACTATATGGACGAAAAGGTTGCAATTATGGTAATTAATGCACACGGTAAATATCCTGTATATATAAAAAATGCTCAAGATATTTATAATTTTGGAGTTTATGAATTAGAAGAACTCGTTTTTACACATACGAAAGTAAGCTACTTTGCTTTTGCTGAGCCTGGTAAGCCGTACGCAAATTACCCTAGTATGTCAAGTGGTATTCTCAATGGTATTGTCAATTACAACCCTACAACTATAAATAACAATCTTAAAGATTATATTGTGAGATTACAACTAGAAGTATCTCAAAAACTCGCAGATAACAGTTTAATAAGGGAAGAGACTGGTTTTAGATATGCACAGAAAACATTTGGGGATAATTCTTTTAGAAGACCATTAGACCCACATAGAACTGAAACATGGACCATTGGAAATAAATGTTACAACAAAATTTTTACTTCTTTTACAAAAGAAGATGAGGAACCGCAGGATAGCGGTGTATATTTTGGGTATAATAATATAGGTATTGAACCCGGTACCCTTTTATTTTCAAGTTCAATATGTAATAAATTTTCATTAGAATATGTGAAAAATCTTTGTGAAGATTTACAACTTACAAGTGTATATATTATAGATTTAACGTGTAGTCCATTTTATGATGTGACAAATGGAAGATATATAGTTGATGAAACAATTGATCTAAGTCGTAGTAGTTTAGCTAACAAGAATGTGATAAGAAATACTAGGGCTTATAATAAACTATTGCACGATATTTTAGAACTAGCTGATATTACTGATACACAGGATGTAATTGTACCTACTAATCTGAATTATGATGACCCCGAACCACCCGTTTTTGCAGAGTATTTACAGGATATATATTTAGGCCGTACCAATAATCAGTCATACCCTGAATATGTAATTCCGAATTATGTTTTACCAAAAATACAATATGAATTAGAAAAGCATCGTATTACGCAGGATATTATTAATCATGTTTTTTTAGAAATAAAAAATCGTGAACGGGATCCTATAGATACTCTTAGAGAAATTGAAAATGAAACATTTCAATTGCCAGTAATTCAATATACTCCCGGACCATTTACAATGCTGCCGCCGCCGCCTAATAAACCCGGACCATTTACAATGCTGTCGCCGCCGCCTAATAAACCCGGACCATTTACAATGCTGTCGCCGCCTAATGAAGATAGTGATAAAATGGAAGAAGGAGGTGGAAAATATAAAAGCAAAAAACCCACACGAAAACATAAAAAACATTTTAGAGTACAATATAAACTATATCGTGCATCAAAAAAATATAAATCAAGAAAATCAAGAAAAAATAAAAGAACACGTAAAAACCTCAAAAAATAAATAAAATTGATACTTTTTTCAAAGAAAATATAAGTATATAATAATAAATAAAATGCTTTCAAAGATAAATAACAACTATTATAAACCAAATCATTTAGTTGATGACTGGGGGTTTTACATTGACCTTGAAAGTATACAACCTATTCCAAATAATGAAGAAAAAATAAGACAAAAATATAAGGTAAAAAAATACAGCATTTATGATAAATATAATGAATATTGTAATGATGTTTGTGATGAATACAGCTATTATATGAAAAACAATAATAACCGCGACGATGATTATTCTATAAATGTATCAATGATTGACACGAATACAGAACTTATAAAAGACAACACTGCAAAAAATAGTAAAAACGTAAACAATATCATAGTTCGTGTAAGTTCAACTACTATTATTACCGCGTTTCTCACCTATGTAATCTTCTTTGTATTATAAATTATTAATGTGTCCTGGGTCGCTTGTTTCATAAGACTTAGTGTACACCATATAATTCACATAATTATTTATACCACAAATCGTATTACCAAATAAATTACCGCATGGGTCAATATTATAATCTAAATAAGGAACTGCATCAGTACTAATAGTAGTAGGCACTGTATTTCCTGATAATCCCTCAATAACCGGAATGTTTCCTGATAAATCCAGCTTGGTAAGTAAATTAATATATAAATTAGCATTGTTAATCTTATTTTTGCAAGGATAAACACTTAATGTATTAGACCTATTAAATAATAATAAATTACTTTGACTACCAACCTTTACACGAGGTACACATCTGTTTGCAACACAATACGTAGCTCTTGCTTTTTTATTGAAAATATAATCCCCTGCATTTTGAGACTCTGAAAATACGCCAAATGCTCTTGTACCCGAATTACTTTTAAATGAATGCGCCATTGATATATATATGATATATAAATATTGTTATTTAGACCTTTGTACATTTACAACGCTTTTTTATTAAATTATTTTAGCAATTTAATAAAAAAGTATTTATTTTCTAAATATAAGTGTATTATAAGTTGAAGTGGTAAATAAACTCGTATTATTATTAAAAATTTTACTAGTTTTTAATATAAAAGCAATGAATATTAATGTATTTATTTTATGCTTTAATGAGAGTATTATTCTCCCGCATACAATTGCTCACTATAAAAAATATTTACCTTCTTGTAAAATAACAATTTGTGATAATGAATCGACAGATAATTCTGTTGAAATAGCTCAATCACTTGGTTGTGATATAATTTCATTTAATAGTGGTAATATTCAAAATGAATATGTACAACGAGATATTCGAAATCATTATTGGAAAAAAATAGAAAATGGGTGGATTATATTTATAGATATGGATGAATGGCTTTGTGTAACAGAAGAAGACTTATTCAATGAATTAAATGCTGGTACTACAATTTTAAAAGTAAAAGGCGTTAATGTAATCGGCGAAAGTAAAGAAATAAATCTCAGCGATATTAATTTACATAATGTTAATAGAGTGGTTGATTGGGATCCTGAAAGCAAAAAATTATGTTTTTTACGTGAAAAGATTACTGAAATGAATTATACTTTTGGAGGTCACGAATGTGACCCTAAAGGAGAAGTAATTTATAGCAACAAAGTGTATATAAATAAGCATTATTCTGAATTAGGACTACCTTTTTTAATAGAAAAAATGAGGATAAGATATCAACGTACCCACGAAATGCGTAGTAGAGGAATGGATGGACACTATACGGATAATATAGAAAAAATTACAGAACATTATAATAAACTTTTAAGTGATAGTTATTTATTACATGGCCACTAGTTATTTCAAATGTAAATGTCCTCAAAAAAAATTGATTAAATAATAATAAACATACTATTATGTAATATTTCGCTATGTTTGCTTTTCCAAAAATAAAATTCTCGTTTTCAATATGTAGAAATACCAATACAAACAATATAAAAACTCCTGACAAATTTATGCAAGACGGCACCGATATTCAATGGGAAGACACATTGCCTTTTACATTTCCCATCAAAGGCGGCAGAGTGATTAAGGTTTATGATGCCGACACATTAACCATTGCATCTAAATTGCCGTATGACAGTTCACCGCTTTATAGACTGTCTGTTCGGTTAAACGGTATCGACACACCGGAAATGAAGGGTAAGGATATTTCAGACGACGAAAAGACCGCCGCCAAAAATGCGCGTGATTTCGTATCTAACTTGGTATTACATAAATACGTTAGATTAGAAAATATAAATAGTGAAAAATATGGCCGTTTGTTGGCAGACGTTTATTATGGAGATATTCATCTAAATGAACTTTTACTCAAAGAGAAATATGCAGTTCCTTATGACGGAGGTACCAAAAAGAAGCCATTTTCTTGGTTACAATATAAAAATACATAAATATAACCATCTAAAATGCAATCATTTCTACCCACTTATATATCATAAACGGTAGTCAATGTGAGACAAAAACTAAAATCCATATTATTTAAATTCACGACCCTACCATATTCGTCCAATAATTGAATATTTAAATTTTGTATATTTACAGGGCCAAAGTATTCACGTGGTGTTATGATAAGGTTCAAATTATTTTGCTCTAATATATCAAATGTATTTGCTTGCAATGATATTCGAGCTAATATATTTTTATTCAATATAGAGGAGTTGAATGCGGCAAAAAAACTATTATTCACACTATTGTTGTAATCGTCTACAACTAAAAACACATATCTAGGTCCTGTAATATCAACAACACCCTCCGATACATAATTCAAATTATTCACATAAATCCCATTTCTAAAACCCAAGAGCCAACCGAATTTTAAAGGCAATGGGGTATAACGGTCTTCTACTCCGTTTCTATCTGCTTGGAAATTTAATTCGATAGTTGTTACTGTTCCACTAGTAATTTCGCCGACCATTGTTTGCCCACTACCCGTTCCATTTGTCAAATTAACAATAAATGCAATTAAATCAAATGGTGACCCCGCGTATGATAATTGATTATTAATTGCATTCATAATAGTGGATTGGTCATAATTACCATCAGGAATACTTATCACAGTTGTACTATCGTTGACAGTTAAACTGAAAAAATTATTTCCATATTGTTTAGAAACCACATAATATGTGGTGGGTAATTCTATTGCACCCAGTTGCATTTGTAAAACATTATTAAACATAATTGGCAACGTTATATTGAAATTTGACGATGAACTGGAGTAATAATTATCTCTAAATTTCGTGTCAATATTCAAATTTTTTCTTATAGTTCGCTTTTTAAGTGGATTGATTACACCTTTAAAAAATTCACTAGGATAAGAAGACAAGTATGGTTTTTCAGGTCGAACTTGTACCATATGTTCTTCACTATTTTCAATTTTCGTTGTTTTAAGCTCGTAACTAGAGTTATAAAAATCTTCTATCTTTTGTTGAAGACCTGTTTTGGGCGTAGGCGCCTCATTTAAAATAAGGTTTTTTGCTTTGACTAGAAAATGAATCGTTTTTACTTGAGTATCTTTGTTTATTTCTTGATTATTGACAATACTGTCTTTCAATTTTGCCTCTTTCATTTCTACAATATTTTTATCAAAATTTAGTGGTAATTCAAACATTTGGATTAATTCATCTCTTGTGTAATTCTCAATATTTAAATCAAAGTTCATATATATATTATAGCAAATTATTTAATATAATAATTAATTTATATGTTTTTATATAAAAAATGTCATATGCTAGAGCTTTATATAAATAAACATTATCAGGAGTTGGAGTAACGGGTCCTACAGGAGCTATGGGTTATACAGGACCCACCGGCTCAAATGGTACAAGTTATACAGGTCCAACCGGTACAATAGCCGGTGTAACAAGCGTATCTTCCTCCGGACTTGCCTATGGTGCTACCGTCACATCAAACGGTTATTTACAACTAGGGGAAGCAACCAACACTTATCCGGGGCTAGTCACTACAGGGTCGCAAATTTTTGCGGGCGCCAAATCGTTTGTTTCGGATGTATCTGTAAATCACTTGATTGTTGGTTCAGGGGGGTCTAAATATCAAATTGTCACTGTTAGTGATACTCCGCATTATTTGTCTTCTAGTGATTATGGAAAATTAATTAGGGTAACAAAAAGTGACGGTCACGTTTATTTACCAAACGCTTCAACTTCCCCTTATGGTTCTACCATTACTATTTATGCAGATAATAACTTTTATTATGTAAAAATATATTCAAGTGGAGGTTCTATATATTTGGGTATACAAACCTTCAGTTCTTTTTTTATAGAATCTGATAATATTATTACTTTTGTTAGCGATGGAATTGATTGGATTATTACAACTTACAATTATCCTTCGAAAACTGTAGCTAGTGGCAATACACATACTATGTATAGTCCTTGTAATTTACTCGTTACTAATATTACAATACAGGATATTTACTTACCAAAAACTGCTCCAACAGGAGCCCAAGTTGTTATACGTAAAAACTATCCGGATGCAATAATCGCGATTACGATTAGAAACGATTATGGCTATATATATAATTCAAGTAATATAACGAATACTATTAATCCATCTATTCATACTATGGGTACAGGCACATTTACGATTACATTAATTGCAGACGATTCGAACAATTGGTATGTTGAATAATAATTACAAATAAAAATTGATTATAAAAATGACGTATACATAAAATATAGAATATGGAACTATCAAGAGAACAACTCATAGCATTTGATAAATATGTTAAAGGAGATAACATATTTATTACCGGTCCGGGCGGGTCCGGAAAATCCGCACTAATAAAAATAATACATAAACACGCCTATCAAAAATTTAAAGAAATCCAAGTAACAGCCCTTACAGGGTGTGCGTCTGTTCTCTTAAATTGTAAAGCAAAAACACTCCATTCTTGGGCCGGAATTGGTCTAGGAAATGCAACCCCGGAACAACTCATCACAAAAATTAAAAAAAACAAATTTTCAAAAGCAGCTTGGAAAAAAACCGATATTCTAGTGGTTGACGAAGTTAGTATGCTTTCATTGAAATTATTTGACACCCTAAATGAAATTGGTAAGGGTCTTCGAGGAAATGCAAAACCATTTGGGGGTATTCAACTTATATTCTCAGGTGATTTCTTTCAATTGCCACCCGTAGGTGACGCGTCAGACGCCGATACCCAACGCTTCTGTTTTGAAAGTGCTGATTGGTACACTGTCTTTCCACCTTCCAACCAAATTCAACTGATAAAAATTTATCGCCAAACAGACGAAATTTATTCCGCGGTTTTAAATCAAATACGCGAGGGAAAAATCAAACGCAAATCCAACGATTTACTCCTTCAATATGTAGGGCGGCCTTTTGACCCGAATTTAGTCGCCGAGCCAACCAAATTGTACCCTACACGCAACAAGGTGGAAAATATCAATAATACCAAAATGTCCGCACTACATGGCGCCGAAAAAGAGTTTAAAATAAAGTATTTAAAGGATTTGGAAATGACCAAAAACGAACGACTACGACGACTAGAATATGGCGACAAAGAAGTGCAAATGGAGTTGGACTTCTTGGCGAGTAATCTCATTTGTGATAAAGAAATGAAACTAAAGGTGGGTTCCCAAGTGATGTGCATTGTCAATATACAGTCGGAAACAGGTATCGAAGTTTGTAATGGAAGCCAGGGAATTGTAACAGAATTTTGTGAAATCACGGGTTGTCCACGTGTAAAATTTAATAATGGTATAGACCGGATAATGATACGCAATGTATGGGCGAGCGATAAAATTCCGGGCATAGGTGTTTCACAGGTTCCACTGATTTTGGCGTGGGCATTGACAATACATAAATCTCAAGGGGCGACGATGGATACGGCCGAAATCGACGTCGGGAGTGGAATATTTGAATGTGGACAAACATATGTCGCACTGTCTAGGGTTAAAAGTTTGGACGGGCTATATCTTACTTCATATGATGTGACTAAAATAAAAATTAATAAAAAAGTAAAGGACTTCTATGAGAAACTTACCATGTATCACGAGGTAGAGATGCCTAGTGAAGAAACGCCTATACCTATAGACAATAATTTAGTAGTAGCAACTACGAAGGACCCTGTAGCTATAAATATATTTGACAAATATTGTTATAAGGAAGAAACCAATGATGAAAATACTAACTTGTAAAAGTTTTCACTATAATACCCTTGCATAATTCAATATTATTTTTATTTGTTCTAATACTACCTAGAGCATTGAATATTTTATCATATGTTTCAGCATCGACTTCAAAACAATTTATAAATTGACTACAATAAGCTTCAATAATAGGCTCTATTATTTCATAAATTTCTTTTATTTCTTTGTCAAACTTTATCAATTTGCGTAGGTCAAATAACAATTCGCGAAAGGCTTCTTTTCGTCTAGCGGTTTCCGTAAAATAATTGTTATAAATTTCGTCTTCGTATATCTTATTTTTCTCTTCAGACTCTTGTAAGCTAACATATAACGCTTCATCTAATTGCTTTTCAAAATCACTCCGGTTATCATCGAATAATCTCTCTCTTTTCACTTTATCGGGACGACGAATATCATCTTCATTATCCATATGTGTATTTATTATTTATTATAAAATATTATTAAATCATTTTGAATTATAACTTAAAATAATTACATTATAATGATAAATGAAAATTGGAGTAGCTATTCCAGCGTATATTGGACATATACATAGATTATTTGAATTATTGGATTCCATCGAGAAACAAACACGCCTTCCTGATAAAGTGGTAGTTAGTTGTTCCTCTACACGGGAATTTGTTAATAACAAAACTTATTCTTTTCCATTGCAAATAATACTAACAGAAGAAAGACAAAACGCAGCGCAAAATCGCAACATTGCTATTTCAAACTTAATGGATATGGACTTTATTACGTTTATTGATGCGGATGACATAATGCATCCCCAAAGGATTGAAGTCTTATTAAAGGTTTTCAATGAATATGACTGTGATATTATTTTACATAATTATTTAATAGATAGTGGTACATTTGAAACTATAGAAAATATGCAGGTTAGAATAGATTCGCTTATTCAATGCCATACAGGTTGTATAGTACATCGTGACAATACACGTAATTATGTTGACCATATTCATCACGGACAATGTACAATAAAAAGTCATATATTGGATAAGGTAAAATTTCCCGAAGAAGTTGCCTTTCTTACAAGAGAAGATTCTACTTTTTGTCATCGAGTTTTTGAGTTAGGAAATATACAAAATGCGTACATAGTCAACCCTTTATCATTATACAAACCATCAGCCACCGGTGGTTTCCGCATTTAAACCATTGAAGATGTAAAATGTGATATAACACATTTTTGTATCATTTATAAAAAAAATTGAAATAAAAATACTTATTTTAGTAATAATATACCCA